TCTTAAGCTTTCTTTAAAATTAATTTTAACTCTATAACATACTTTTTATAAGCTTTCATTAATACCATAGCTTTTTTTCTATCACCAGCTTTGTCTGCTTCTTTAATCATCATCTTAAAATTTTTATCTAAACTGTCAAGATCTCTTTGAGCAGATTTTTTAGCACCTTTATACATAGGTGGTGCTTCGTCTAAACGAAAATCTGTCCAAGTTTCCCACATTTTTCTGTCGTTAGCCATTATTTACCACCGATTCTTTCAAACGTTTCTCTTAAAGAATGTTTGTCTACGGATTCCATAAATTTATTACCTGTTGAATATTTCTTCATTTGAGGAAGAAGTTTTCGTAATTTTTTTTCTAAATCTATTTCAAATCTATATAATTCTTGTGATATTCCAGCAAGTACTGGTACATAAGGTGCATCATCAATGAGTTTTCTAAAATTTTTAACTCCATAAATAGCAGTGGTTACTGCTGAATTCATTTCCTTATAAGCTTTCACAGCTTTTTTACCTTCATTTACGGGTTCTTTTTTTTCAATTTGATGCTTTTCAGCAACATCTTTTAAAGTAGGCAAAGGTTCACCGAATTTTCTATCCCAAAAATTTTCTATTAATAAATTTTTTGCAATCTTTTTAAAAGAACCCACTATATTCCCCTAATAATATCGTTTGCTATTGATTCTACTTTACACCACTGACCACATTCATTAGGATTTCTTTCATCTACTCTATAATCTACATTTTCATTAAGAACACCCTCTTTCATTGGATGTAAAAAAGCACCTTGAGTAGATGGGTTAGATACAAAGTCAAAGGCTATAAGTTCAAAATCAGGTTGAACTGCAACTGTTTGTCCCTGACCATCTTCGTCTGCTTCTTTTATAGTTTCTACAGAACCCATACCTCTTGAAGAAATACCCAATTTAATATTTGATTTAAATAATTCTTTTAATATATTTCCTGCTGGTGTCGGTAAAACTTCCACTACACCTACCAAATCGTCATTTTTCCATTTCATATCTCTAATATTGTGAGATACATTAGCTAAATTAACTACTGAACTCTCTGGATGGTCAAGTTCTCCCAAAGCCCTACGTTCTGATATAAAAGTTTGATGATATTTTTTTGCTTCTCTTACTAAAATTTCTTTTGGATATATTCTACCATTTTGATTTTCAGCATTTGCTCTCTGTAATACACCACTTACCAGTAACTTTCCATCATTTTCTCTCATGGATTCTGTTATTGTCTCTGGTCTTACTTCAAATGGTAAGTAGTCTACTATAAGTTGTCTCATTGTGTTTCCTAACTTCTTACTTTAATTATTTCAGTTCTAATTTCTTCTAAGTCTTCGATAAGTTTATCTACCTTACCAAGAGCTTCCATCTTGTTAAAACTATTTCTATCCCCACTCTTTAAGGATTCTTCACAAAATTTTTTGGTTAGTGTTATAACATCTAACAACTTATATATAAGTTGAAATTTAAAGTGTTCCCACTTTGGTTTTTGTTTCAGTTTCACAGGAAACCCTAATGTAACTGACCAACTTTATTAGCTAACTTAACTAACCTTTCACTAATTTTTTTCATAGCCGTATGAGTTCGTTTCCAATAGGATGTAGAATCAACTCCTATCTCGTTCTTCAAACGTATATTCATAGCAACTATATTTTCAAGATTTCTCAATGTATCACGAACTTCCATCATAGAACGACCAATTTTTTGTTTTGGTGTCTTTGATTCATCATTTCTGTAATCGTGGTATTTCCCCTCATTTACATTTTCAAGTTTCTTATCAATCTGTTTTGCTTTACCAGCTTCAACTCTCTTGACACTTACTATACCTTTTCTACCTTGTTTTAAATTTTTACCAACTATTTGTTCTGCAGCACCTTTTGAACCTACATCAACTATAATAGTAGCTGTTTCACCTTTAGTACCAATGTTGAATTTTACTGCAAATTTAGCTTCAGCAATATTATAACCACTTTGGTTTGCTATACTTTCTTTTTTCTTTTTATCTTTTTTGCGTTTACCATTAAAAGCAAATGGTGTCTTGGGAGGACCTTCTCCACCATCAATAGCACCTGTTACAGATGCTTCATCTAAGTCCTGTTGGATAAGTGAACGAATTGTTTCTTTAAGTTCGTCAAATTTAGTTTGCGACATCATCTATCTCCCCAATAAGTTCGTAATATCTCATCATTGAAACAACCTGCTTATCAGAAACTACATTACCTTTTTTCAAACCATCGATTTGGTTCATAACCTCTGTTAGTTTAATTTGTGTAACTTTATCGTCTACTTTTTTAATTTGAGATTTCAAAGTATCTTTTACTTCTTCGACCTCACCATCGACATACTCTCTTAACTTATTTGTGTTAGAAATATTATTAATGTATTCTTTGATTAATGTTTTCTGTTTTTCAGTTAAGTTGGAATATTTTTTATTGAATTTTTCTACTAATGTAGAATATGCTAAAATTCTCAAGTCTTTTTCTTGTTTCTTGAGATAATCATATGTTTTATTAGTCTTATGAGCTTTTGCTGTAGATGTGATACCTTCTATAATAGTAAATTTTGTTGCAACATATTCGTCTGGAGCCACTTCTTCTTTATGTTGAAATAAATTATATACTGAAGCTAAAACTTTGTAATTATTTATTTTTGTATTAAAGAAATCTTTTTCATTATAACATTTTCTTATCTCTTTAATAAGATTATATTTTGCTCGTCTAATAGAAGTATTATTTAACTTCTTTCTACTATCTAAAACTGCGTCAACCAATGTTTCTGCACGAGATTCAGTATTGTATTTGGTTTCTATTAGAATTTTGTATAATTGATATTCTTTACCAATTTCCGTACCATTTTTAAAGTATTTCTTAACTAAATTTACAGCCTTAGAAGTATCTGACTCCATCAGGTCTGCCGTTATTTGCCTTGTTAATAGTTCAAAAAGAATACCCGTATTCTTAATTTTGTTATGTTTCATCTTGTTCTTCAACATTAAAAAGCTCCATTTTTAAGTATGTCATATATAAATATAAAAATATAAAGAAATTACTTTATTTTAGCGTCTTTAAGTTCTTCTTTATATTCATTTTCAATCTTTTCAGATTCGGTTATTAAGTCGTAGTCTTTCTTATTAAACTTCTTCATATTGTGCTTTAAGCCATCAAAATGAGCAAGTGCTAAGCCCGAACTATACTGTTTTTTCTTATCATGAGCACCTAAAGGATCTCTACCTCTAGCTCCACTATCTTTTCCATATTTTCCACCTTCTTTTGGTCTTCCTGCACCATTCCAACCACCTGGAGGTGAACCACCTTTATCATCTAACTCATGTCCTGTTCTACCTGCTTGATTATCCGATGGTGTTCCTTGAGCTTCACCACTCTTTGCAGGATCGTTACCTTCACTCTCTATCTGAGCTCTGCGAAACTTCTGCTTATAATCAAATACAATCTGATTATCCAATTCTTTAATTTGATCATCTGTAAAATTAAAAACATTTCTATAAATCCAATCAGTAGAAACTAAGCCATCTTGTACCATACTTGATGCTAATTGTGTTTTACTATTCCACAACTCAACCTTTTCAGTTTCATAAATTGTAGATGGATTTGTTAAATCTAATTCAAAATTAACTAAATCTGCATCTTGATAACCTTGTGCATATAAATGAACAATAGCAATCTTAGTTAACTCTGATATTGTAATTCTTTGAATTCTTTCAATCGTTCTTGCAAACCTCACATCTTCTGCTGCAAGTGTTGCTTTACTTCCAAGTGATTCTTCATATCCAAGAAATGCTTTTGGAACACGAAGTGCTGCTAACATTTTATTTTTAAGATATTCAATATCTTCTGTAGCTTCATAAGTTAAGCCAGGAAGTGAATCAATTCTTGTTCCACTATCTCCACCACGAACTGGCATAAAGAAATCTTCAGTTATGTTTTGCATATTATACTTTAGATTATATTCACCTGTATTTTGATCGATTATAGGTGTCTTCTTCATCTTATTTAAAATTTTCTGCATATAGTTATCAACTTCAGCTGGTGGAATATTACCAATATCAACTTGAAAAACTCTCTTCTCAGGTGCTCTCATGATTCTATGAATCATCATAGCGTCTTCCATAAGAGATAATTGTTTCCACACTTTTCTTGATTGTTCAATCATAGATTTGCCATATGGAATAAAATTAGAATCAGAAAGTAATCTAAAGTGAGCTACTTGGAAATTCTCTAATTCTGATTGTTGAGGTTTACCTACAGTATGCATTGCATTCTCATTTGTTCCTTGTTCTAAGATAAACTTAACATAATGTGGATTTTCGGGGTCTAATCCTTCTACTCTTGCCACATCATATGCTGATAGCGGTGCTACATTTTTAATCCCATACTTATCATCAATATCTAAATGTAAAAAGAAATCACCATACTTACACATATTACGAACCCAAGGCCACAAGTTAAATTCTATATTTAATATGTCATAGAATAAGTTGTGTAATATTTGCTTAATATTATTATCATCTGTTGATATTTCTAAAACTGAACCATATTCTGATTTCATGGTTGATTCATCAGCGTAAATATCAAGTGCTGATGAAATTATACCATCACTATCCATTGATTCATAGTCTTTAAACAACCCAATTCTTAATGCTTTCTTATGAACTGCATCCGAAGTTGCACTAGCACCATAACCTGAATATAATTTTGTATATCTATCTATTAAATGATTTTTAGATATACTTTGAAATTGTTCAGTATCAGCTATCTTTAATTTTTTGCCGCCAATATTCCTAACAATTACATTTGTAGAGAACAGTCGTTGTAATCTACCAAATAGACTTTTATCAGCCATTTTATACCTCTTTTATTAAATTAACCACTCTAAGGATTCTTCTGGTCTTTGTCCGCCAGTTCTCCAAACCCAAGAGTCGTTTTTGTTTTCTTCGGGAGTGTAAAGTCCCTGATGTGCATTGATATTAGAAAGAGTTTTTCTTGCTAAATCAATACCTTCAGCTCTCAACCTTAATGCTGTTTCTCTTATCCACAATCCCATAGCAAAAGATAATACTAAGTCATCATTGTAACCTCTCATTGCTTCTGCTTTTTGACCATTGTATATAAATACAAACAATTCATCTATTAATCTATTAGATTGAATATACACTGCCTTTTCTCTAAAAAATTCTTCTAATTTTGCTATAACTAATGGTCTTGTCTTCATAGACATTGTAAAACCAGGCACCATTTGTCTTTCCTCTCTATAGTGCTTATTAGTCATCTGTCTTTCAGTATCAACCCATTTTAAATCTTTTGATGTGTAAAATAAGTTCTGATAATCTCTATCAATTATCTGTTGGATTGCTGCCCAACCAATATTGTTATTCTCCACAACAAGTAATGCTTCATTATATTCTTGAGCTATGTTAACTAACATATTACCATAGTCTCTTGTAGATATTCTACCTTTATACTCTGCTACTTGTCTACAACTTTCCAATTCTATAACGTGAAAAGCAGAATAGTCTGTAGAGTCTCCTCTACTAACATCAGCACATACTATATAATCTTTTGTATAATTTGCTGGCTCCCATACCCACAAATTACTATCAATCCCTCTCTTTTCAACTGGCTCTATAACTGTAGAATTTTTTATTTCCTCTAAAAGAACACCATCAATAACATTTTGCCCTGAAGTGATAAAATCACAATCACATTCTTGAGCTGCGAGAGAAGGACCTAATAATCTATCTTGTTCGTCTCTCCAATCTTGGTTTCTATCAGGATGTAATGTCCAATGTAATCTTGTATGATGGAAGTCGTTTAATCCGTCTTCTGCATCTACCCAAGTTTTATGAAACCAATTACCAACACCGTTTGGTGTGGAAAGTGCAATACAACTACCACCCGTTGATAATGTCTGAGATGCTGCTGCCCATATTACATCAATCTTATCAATAAATGCTGCCTCATCAAGTATCAATAATGATAATGCTTCTGAACGACCACTATCGTCTCCACTCGATACAGCTTTTATTTGAGAACCGTTTTTATAACTCAAGCTTAACTTGTTATCTTCAACACATGGTTGTTTTAACCAACTTGGTAAGTTTGCGTGCATTACACGAACTTTTGTTACTAAATTTTTAGCAGTATCTTGTTTAGTTGCAATCACCAAAACGTTTTTGTCTTGATGAAAAGTCATCATCCATAAAGAATACCCAGCAGTTAAGGTACTAATACCTAACTGACGAGCTTTCAAGATTACAGTAAATCTGTGCTGAATAAACTCTTCAACGGTTTTTTCTTGAAAATCATAAAGACTAAATGGTATTTTTCCTTGTATTGGGTGCTGAATATATGAATACTTTTTTAAAAAGTAAACTGGATCTGCAGCACATTTTACGTATTCCTTCTTTATGATATCTTTATAGTTTTTATCCACTAGTTTATCTTTGGATTTCGTATTAATACGTATACTACCTTTGCATTACAAGCTACTTCTTTTAATGAAAAATCATACTGTGCTCCAACTGTCAAGTGTGCAAGATTTATTCTTCCACCACCTGATAAGTCAGCATGTCCAGTTGTTGA